CTGGTTTGCAAATTTTACTCCTACAAACGGCCTAATCATAGAAGAGATTGCCTACTCTTCTACAACGGTAACCACATCGGCAGGGACATCTTCAACTTCCTCACCGTCCCCATGTGTCATACGGGGATGACCGTTTAACGCCATATCGGAGGGCGGATCCAAAGAGCTGGGATCGTACTTCTGCCTCCACATAATGACGCGGTTATCGAATGAAACATCCAATTCCGAACAAAATCCGTCCAGATTCGCACGCTTCGCAATCCTGTTGAGTAAAGTTCGCTGTTGCTCATACACCTCTCTACCGTGATTGAAAAACTCTCTCGCAGCAGTATCAAGGTTCAAAGCACACGCCTCTTCCTCAGAATTTTCACACGATTTACCACGCAGGTACATGTGAAGCGATTTGTAGATAGAGTCGATCTGTAGTGCACCGACATGGCAATCTATCTCAGGGATGTACACAGTTTTCCTCTTCAAGAACTCAAAGTCGTCCGGCTCCAAAAAGTCAGACAACTCAGACGTCTTGTTTGGCATTGTGTACGTTTGGCCATAATTGGCCAGAAATTCAGAGACTATCTTAATGGAGAAGTCACAATCATCTGATACAGATCCTAAATTATCATCTCCATAAGTTGATAAAGCAACATGATCCCTAAATTTCATAGTGCGTGGGTTATTGGCAAAGAAGGCGGCACGCAAGTTCAGTGCGCCACAAATGCCATTAATGATGACTGTCAACGAGTTTCCACTTATATGTGTACCACTTGTTAAACTAATGAGGTCACCATTCACTGCTATATACGCATAAGCTACATCTGCTACCATAGCTTCCATTATACGCAAATCTTCAGTGCTATACCCACACTCACCTGCAATTGTGATTAAGATCCGAAAGGATGTTATCACCAACTGAACAGGGAGCTTTTGGTCGTACTTCTTATAGTCTCCTCCTATCAACCTATTAAACTTGGTCAAATGCCGATACAATTGGTCCCACTCTTGCGAGTGACAATTTATACCAACAGCACATTCAGACACAAGTGGATTCATTTGGAGGAATCTAATAAGTGGTAAGTAGTACTTCCTAATAAGCCAGGTTAAAGTTATAGAATTACCATAAAATATTCTACACTTCTCCTTTGGCAAAATTTCATCCTTCTTGCACGCCTTTGCAATAGGATAAGC